ATTTGGGCGTCTGCTCTTAATTCCCAAATCCAGTTGTTTGTTGTTTCCTCGGGCGCGTTGGTCAGTTCTGGTGCAGATTCCGTGTTTACGGTCAGCACTGTTAACTTCACCAACTTCACGGTGACGGTAACGGGTACCACGACTGGTATTACGGCTCTCGATACTGCTGCCACTGCTCCGCTTGTGATTTATTTCAATGGCGCAGCGACAAACAGTCTCACGACTTGGATCGAAGGCGTTGGATTGATGAAGATCGCATCTAACACCGGCATTTTGTTCAGTGTGAATGCGGCCACCTTCCCTCTCTGGCAGGGCAATACGTATGATGCTGGTGCGGCTCCTCTGTCCTTTGGAAAGTTGCAGAAAGCCATCACGCTTCCTGGTGATAAAGGTTTGATGGGAGAAGATTGCACGGTTCTCGTGCCTTTGACAACCTTCAGTGATCTTTTGACCGAACAGGCTGCGGCTCGTCGTTATGGCGATGTGAAATCAAAGAAAATGGATAACGGGGCTGATAGCCTTGAATTCTATTCTCCTTCAGGTACGATGACGATTGTTCCTCACCCTCTGGTGAAACGTGGACAAGCAGTTATCTATCCTACGGATTCACTCAGCCGTATCGGTTCCTCAGACTTGACCTTCCAGCTTCCGGGCACCTCGACGGACAGCTATCTTCAGGTTCCTCTCGGCGACTTCGCCGGTTATCAGGTTCGTATTTGGGCAGATAACACACTCTTTGCGGAGACTCCTTCGCATATGTGTTACATCACCAACATCGTTCCTCGCAGCTAAAAAGTAGTTCTTGCCTCTCCCTTGCCGTCACATAGACGGCGGGGATAGAGGCACAGACTACATTAATCTTAAGGAGATTTAAAATGGCCACACTCGTAATCACAATCGTTACCCCTGACTCTGTTGCAATGGTGACTGACCAATTGCAGGGAGTTGGTACCATTTCTTTTAATCCTGCGGCTATTGATCGTGTTTCTCGCTATGTCGATGGCGTGGCCACAATGGCTTTTGGACAGACCTCTGTAACTACAGCTGTTTCCTAATAAGGAGTCTAACATGGACGGATTTGATAAAAAAAGAGAGATGATTCAGCTTTTGCTGAAATCTCTTAAACACAACGCTGTAGAGGAAATGTCCAAGGGTGGAATAATGCCCCAAGATCTTCCTAATGAAACTCAAACGCCCGCGGGTCATCCCCATGAACAGGACTTGACCCAGACGAATGCCCTTCAGCAACGAACTAGTGATAGTTCTAGAATGGCAGAAGGTGGTTTGGCCGGAACGGATATGCTGGCTTCCGATGAACCTAACCGTTTAACAGAACCGAAAGGTCCTGCGGATTCAAATCAAGACGAAACAGCCCTCGCTGCTCTTTCTGAGCCGCCACAAGATGAACAGGGTCAAGAAGAAGACCGTCAACAGCTGCACGATGAAAATATCGAGCACGAAGACGAAGATAATAATAGTTCTTCTTTTGAAGCCTTTCTGCCCCGTAAACGTAAGAAATAAAGGAGTCTCTATATGTCAGAATTAATTGCGTTCCCTCTCCCGAGTGGACCGAATTACACCATTCCTGATGTAGGAGATGAGAATTGGGGACAGAATGTCACTAATTTTCTTGTAGCCCTGCCTCTAGGTGTTCCTCCCACAGCCGGTACCTTCACTCTAACTGGAGATCTTTCCTTTGGTGCGTCGTTTGGTATTATTTCTAAATACCTCATATCTACAACTATTAATCCATCGGCCACAGGTCAACTTCGGTTATCTAAAACAGACACTCTGTCTTGGCGAAATAATTTGAATAGCGCAGATCTACCATTAGGTATAGATGGATCAGATAATCTGACGTTCAATGGGTTAACAATTCAGTTTAATGGTACTGTGAATGCTGGTACAGCCAACCAATTAGCGTATTATCCCGCCTCTAGTAACGCTGTTAGTGGTCTAACCTCAATTACAGCTTCTAGGGCCCTTGTAAGCAATGCCAGCGGCCTTCCTGTGGCTTCTACAGTCACTACTACAGAATTGTCGTACGTTTCTGGGGTTACATCCTCCATTCAGACTCAATTAAACACACTTAGTTCAGAAATTGGTGCGGGTTCTGTACCTACTGGTACAATGCTCGATTTTGCTGGTTCTTCAGCGCCGACTGGGTATTTATTATGCGATGGTACAGCCGTGAGTCGAACAACCTACGCCGATCTCTTTAGCGTTATTGGGATTATTTGGGGGGCAGGGGATACAACCACTACTTTTAATATTCCAGATTTTAGACGTACCGTTGCTGTTGGATCTGGCGGTTCTGGAACCGGTACTTTAGGTAATGCAGTCGGAAATACAGGCGGAACTGAAACAGTTACTTTAACGGCTGCTCAAATCCCTTCTGGTTTGACTGTTACCGACCCCGGTCATAATCATACTCAGAATGCGCATGGACATGCAATTACCGACCCTGGCCACCAACACAATATAGTGGAAGGGGATAATACCGGTGTTAATAATAGAAATTTCACCACTAAAACCGCCGATAATAGTCCCTATGGACAAACGACTGATGCCAGTATCACAAATATAACTGTAAATTCTACAACTGCAACAAACAACTCCAATACGACTGGTATTTCTGTTAGTGGCGGCGGTTTGTCTCATAACAATCTTCAGCCTTCAGCAATCGTAACGAAAATCATAAAGATTTAAGAAGGAGCCCTTCATGGCGCTCGATTATACCACAACGTCCCTCCTATCCACATTGCGTCTATTACCCTTGATGCCGACTGTTCAAGCGTTATTCACTGATGCGAACTTATTAACCATTTTGAATTTTGAAATGGTTAGTAAGATCTATCCAATGATAGATAATCAAACAGAAGAGTATTTTGTTGAATTATCTGATCTTCCGTATGTGCAAGCTAATACGATCTATCCCATGCCTTCACGGGCTGTTGGTGGAAAATTACGATCAGTGTCTTTTGTAGATCCCAACAATAATGAGATACGGATACCGCGCCTACGCCCTGAAGACATCATGTCCAACGTCAATGCGACAGGACTTGCGATTAACCCAGCATTATGGGGTTTCTACATTCAAAATAATCAAATCCGTCTCTTCTTGACAAGTGTTAATGGCGGCACATCGAATTATCAGACTTTACGATTACGGTATATTCGTCAACCTAATAGTCTAGTAGCCGTCTCAGCAGCTGCTCTTGTGGTATCAGTTAACACTGGAACTAATACAATAACAACTACCGGTATTCCAAGTAATTACAACACTTCCAGTACCTATGACTTTATTGAAGGAAAACCACAGTTTAGTTCTTTACAAGACGATGCGATTTGTACCGCCATTTCTGGGAATGACATGACTTTTACATCTCTGCCAGTAGATATGCTAGGTAATGTCACAATTCAAGCTGGCGATTGGGTCTGTTTATCTGGACAGGCACCTGTTGCACAAATACCCTATGACCCTGGTTATAATCTCTTACTTCAATTAGGCGCAGCCAAATGTCTTGAAATCCATGGAGATATTCAGGGATTTAATGTGGCTATGAGCCAAGCTTCAGATATGAAGAATTATTTTATCTCAGTTCTTACACCCCGGGTTGATGGTAATGTGATCCGTTTAACGACCCCCAATAGTTTGTACGGTTGGGACTAAAAGAGTTTGTTTAACGCTTTTAGATAAATTTCATGTTGTCTTTTATTGATTCTAGCCAAGATAATTTTAAAACAATCTACACACGTCAACTCAATGGTGCCTTTGAACTTTTTACCGCAGTCTCGACAAACTTTAATTTTAGTCATATTTCAGTATAACAGAAAAACCAGTAAAAATCAAGGTTTACTATAAACCATAAACTATAAACTATGACACTTGAAACTGATCCGCACCAACTTCAATTAACTTGTAAAGGGCTATTTACAATGCCCAATACCTTGGCTGAAGTACCGGCAGGTTCCTTATTATCCGCTGAAAATGTGGTTGTGGACTATGATGGACTTCTTTCCGGTAGACGGGGTATTAAACAATTTGGAATTTCTTTAGCGACACTGACAAGTATTTCAACTACACAGGTCTTTGAAGAATTCTTCTACGCAGGTACTAAGCTTATTTGGTTTGGTGATTCTACAGTTTCAGATAGCGACCCTAATAGGTTCTTTTTAGCGTACGATTCTGATGGACTAGGAACCTGGGTTCAAACAACTCACCCATTTAGTCCTCCAGCCTATACTTTTACAGATACCTACCGAAGTGTTCAAAGTAATGGGAATCTGTATTTAACCTCTACAACCGGTTTACTTAAAACAGACGCACCCGCTAATGCCCTCTATCCTGCCGGAGGATTTCCAGGACTAGACGGGTCTGCCGCACTTACCGGTTCGTCTGGTTTCATGTCCACAAATACCCAAGTGGCGTATCGGATGACGTGGGAAACGACCGATGCGAACAATAATTCTTATGAAGGTACGCCTAGTACCCGTGTCATTATTGCCAATGCTTCTGGTGGAAGTCGAAATGTCAACGTAACCTTTACGATACCTAATGGTGTAACGACAGCCATTAAGTACAATATTTATCGTTCAAAGATGAGTGCCAGTTCAACGACAGATCCGTCTGATGAATTACAACTAGCCTTATTTGGATTTCCTACAAGTGGCGAGATTACAGCTAGATCATTTACCGTCACTGACAGTACACCAGAATCTCTTTTAGGCGCTGCTCTTTACACCAATTCCGGTCAGCAGGGGATAACCCAAGCTAATAATATTCCTCCTTTAGCCAATGATGTTTGTTTCTTTGAAGGCTATGTTATTTATGGATCTGCTACAACTCAGCAAAAATTCTTATTGAGTTTGTTATCTACTGGCGCTCCAAATGGCCTTCAAATTGGGGATACCTTTACAGTCAAAACCGGGGCAACGACCGAAGTCTATACCGCTGGTGCTGTTGAAAATGTGGGTACACAGACATTTAAAGTGTTCACTGGCGGAACTCCAGCCGATGATATTTTAGAAACAAAAGAATCGCTAATTCGTGTTATTAATCGTTCAACTCAACTTCTAGTATATGCCTACGATGCTACAGACCAGAACAGTGCCACATCTCTGCCTGGCGACTTCTTTCTACAAGAACAGGGAATTTCTCGTGTTCCATTTGGTGTGGCCTCAAGTCGTTCTACTTGCTGGTTTCCAGCATTAACAACCAATCCTGATGATAATCCGTCTTTAGCAGGTGGTTTTATTGGCAGTGGTTATTGTTCTAAATTTCAACAACCTGAGAGTGTGCCAGTAGCCAATACAATCTCTGTTGGAAATCCCTATTTTGAATGGTATCGCTGTCTGCCTTTAAGAAACAGTGTAATCATTCTTAAGGCGGATGGTTGTTTTCAGTTAACTGGATCGACATTCCCATTTACCGTCACTATCCTAGATACTGGTACTATTTTAACAGCTCCTGAAAGTGCGGTTATTATGAGTAACCAGGTTTTTGCTTATACAAACCAGGGTATTGTTGCGATTACCGAAACTGGTCCTGGCATTATTTCGAGACCCATTGAAAACCTGCTCCAAGTCATTAGTGCCTTTTCATTTCCAGATTTCCCTAGAATAACCTTTGGCACAGCATATGAAACGGATCGTAAGTATATTATGAGCACCATTTCCCCTACCGGGAATTTTACTAAAGCTACAATCCAGTATGTGTATGATACGATCACCCAAACATGGACCACTTATAAATATCCATTGGCTATTTGGGATTTGAAAGAAAGTCCAACAGAACACCGTTTATACGCTGCGAGTGCTGATGACAATTATCCATTCGTATTTCAAGAAAGAAAAACATTCACACAGTCTGACTTCGCAGATATCGCTATTCCGGTCACGATCACTTCTTTTTCTGGCACAATGCTGACAGTTTCTAGCACAACAGGGGCTCAGATTGGTTGGTCTATTGCTCAATTAACGAACGATGGCTCTGGAAACCCAACCGTATTGGCGCGTATTGCCCAAATTACTAATATTGTCGATTCTACCCATATTGTTGTAGATAATACGGTTGTCTGGACAACCGGCGGTGGAGTTTACACAGCTTATGAACAGCCAATTCCTATAGATGTGAAATTCTGCCCATTAATTGGCAATGCGGACAATAACGCACCTAGAGGAAACCCCGGTTGTGTTAAATTTTGGATGGAAATGCAGGCTTTCTTTCAAAATGTCGACTTTAATTTCATTACTTTCCATTTTGCCAGTGATTTTATTGCTTCTTCTGATGCCATTAATCTAGTTCCGCAAGCAGTTTCTGGTGGATGGGGTAATTTCCCATGGAATTCCGTACCTTGGGGCGGTTCTGGGGCTTCTCAAACCCAAACGATCCGTACCTATATCCCCTTATCAGCTAAACGAGCTCATTGGCTTAATATCCAGATGGAATTATCCCAGGCAATGACGCAATTCACCTTTGCCGGTATGATGCTTACATATCGTCCCGTTACGACTCGGACAAAGTAATGATTCTACCTACATATAGACGTATTACTGAAGAAGATTTGAATGATGCTCCTAAAGGCAACTGGAAGAGCAAATTACTTTATGCTATTAATCTTTTCATGCAACAATTGTATTCAGGTTTATCAAACCAGCTCACTCCAGAGCAGAATTGTATTGTGCAAACAAAGACTTTTACTATTATCGGTTCTAGCATAATCGATAATAACACATATAGCTTTGCAACAACCTATAGTTACAATCCTTTGGGTATTGATGTGATTAATATCCAACCAACAGACGGTTCTACAGCTGTTTTTTCTGTTGCTCCTTACGTTTCGTGGAATTGGACCAATGGAACCTTTAATGTATTGGGCATAACCAGTCTTACAGACGATATCCCCTACTCAGTGACAATAAGAGTGTGGTGGCCAGCAGTGGTGAACTAATATGGCATACGTTCAAAATCAATCTGAAGAAGATCAATTAAAGGCTAACCAAGGACCACAATCTCCGACTAGTGGCGGAGTTCAAACTACCGCACCTAGCGGTGTTGGTTCTGCTGGAACTACGGGCGGCCCTAGTCAAACCTCTCAACCCGGAGCCGGAGGGTCTTTTGCGTCTTTAACGAACTATGTTAATGCCAATCAGGGCAATGCCACACCTATCGCACAACAAGTCACGAACCAAGCCAATCAACAATTTCAAACTTTACAGGGACAGAATCAAGAGGCCTTGCAGGGAATTCAAGGACAAGTTGCTGGTGGATATACAAAGAATGACCCAAACCTATTAGCCGCTGAAGCAGCCGATCCTACTAAATTTGCCTCGGATCAAAACAATATCGCATCTTTTCAGAAACTATTAAATGATGTTTATAAAGGACCTCAAAGTGCCGAAGGTACGGCCGGATTTCAGAAACAACAGGCAGCCACTACAAACGCCATTCAACAAGGTCAAAATTTACAAAGCACTGAAGCTGGCAATAAGCAGCTCTTAGGAAATATAGAACACCGCCCTAGTGCCAGTGTTACTGGACTAAATGAAGCAATTCTCTATAATGATCCGAATGCAACCTCTCAAGTTCAACATGCGTATGATCCTTTTTCTAAATTAAATGAGCAATTATCGCAAGGTGCTGGGGATATTAATAAAGCCATTAGTCAGGGACAGAATGAAGCCCAAAATGCCTCTATCGCATCGAATAAACAATTAAATGATCAGTTCCATGGTTTAAATAGTCAAATTACCAATGAAAACCAACAAGCGTTCAATACTGCCAACACTGGTTATCAAAATTTAATGGGCGCATTTAATAAAGTTGCCGGACCTGAACAATCTCTATTAGATGCAGTAAATAAAGTTACAGCAGCTGGTAGCGGACTCGGTGGCACTCAGCAAGCTGTACAAGCTCAAGATGCCCTTAAAGCGGCTATTGCAGCCAACCCTGGGGCACAGGCTTTCACCCCTGACATGCTCAAACAACTGGGGATTAGTTCAGACCAATTGAATCAGTTATTACAAGCTCAACAAAAACTACAAACCCCGGAATTTGTTACAAGTGGCAACGCCGGACAGGGTTCGGCTTGGACTAGAGCACAGAATGTGCCATTAACTAATTGGTTACAGGCGAATGCTCCTACCCAAGCTAATTTCACAGGCGCCACAGCCGATGAGATAGCTAGAGGGAATGCTTTAAACCAGATCTATGGACAAAATCAGTTTGTTGCGCCAGAACAAGGACCAGCCTACCAAGGGCCGGCATTTGATTTCAGTGGAGCTATGAATACTCTGAACCAAGGTTTAGGACAGGTAAGAGGCATGACACAACAGCAGGCTGATGCTATTGCCGCTAATCAATTAGCTCAGTATAACGCTTCTAAAGACAATGGTTTGTTTGGTAGTGGTTTAGGTGGTTTTCTCGGTGCCGCAATTAATCCAGTAGCTTGGATTCCTAATGCTATAAATGCGGTACAAAATAAACCCGTATCCGGTATGAATATGGGACAACAATACATAAAAGGAATTTAATATGGGCTTAGGCGATCTTTTTGGAACCGATGATTCAGAAGCACAGGACTATTTACGGCAGGCACTACAGCAGTATCAAAATGTGTCAGTCCCGACTATTGCGTCTGAGGAAGTTAAAAATTTACCTCAAGAATCTGTGCAGGGAGTTGTGAATCCTGGCCAAATACAGGCCGTCAATCAAGCACCCTCTGCCTACAATAATATTTTATTAGATCCTGCTGCTCGACAGGCCCAAATGAATGCTCTTTCCCAGTATGGGGATATTGCAAACGCTGGTGGGTTAGATGCCGAATCCAAACTCGCAATGCAGCAAGCCGTCGATGCCGCTAATCTCCAATCTCAAGGGGCACAAGGCGCGATTATGAAGAGTGCTCAGGCTATGGGACAAGGTGGGGGCGACTTTGCTCTAACACAACGGGCTTTAGCCGCACAGGGCGCTTCTAATAATGCAGCAAATCAGGGAATGCAAGCGGCTGCAATGGCCGAAGCCAATAGAGAAGCGGCTTTAGCTCAAATGGGACAATTAGGTGGACAGATTAACGCCTCAGATTTTGGTCAACAGGCGCAAGCGGCAAATGCTCAAAATCAAATCAATGCCGCTAACCAAGGATTTCAGAATCAGGCCAATGTAGGTAATGTTACGAATCAAATGGCTGGACAAGAGTTTAACATTGGAAATGCTCAGGGAGTAAATACCCGTAATACCGCCGCTAATCAAGGAAATGTGTATTATAATGCCGGACTTCCTCAACAGCAATTTCAAAACGAACTAGCCAAAGCTGGTGGCATGGCTGGGGTTAATACAAATCAGGCTGGGGTAGCTCAGCAATCACAAGCCAATGCAGCTAATGCAACAGGACAACTTCTTAAAGGTGGTTTAGGTCTTGCTGCCACTGCAATGGGCGGACCAGTTGCGGGAATGCTCACTAGCGGTGCTTTAAACCAAGGTGGAAAATCTATTGGTAATGCTCCGGGAATCGGGCCTATTTCTATTCCAAACAACCCTAATCAATATCGGCCCTTAGGCTATAATGAAGGCGGTATGTGCCAATATTCCCAAGGTGGAGAAGCACACAATCATTATATGTGTATGTTGATGGGCGGGAAAGTACCAGGTGAGCCGATTGTTGAAGGTGATTCGGCTCAAAATGACATTGTTGATGCTAAACTATCTCCTGGAGAAATTGTCATTAAACGATCTAAAGCAATGGACCCCGAAATGGCAGCACAAGAAGCTAAAAAGATATCCATGGAAGCCTTTACGAAGGGCTACAAGAAAAGGAGTAAATAAGATGCCTCTACACAAAGGTAAATCTAAAAAAGTTATCGGTGAAAATATTTCCGAAATGGAAGCTTCGGGTCATCCACATGATCAAGCTGTTGCTGCGGCTTTACACACAGCCCATCCAAAGGGGGGTATGGCAGAAGGCGGTCAAGTTGGAGACGCTTATTTTTCTCAAATTTCTGATGCCTTTAAAAAGGCGATGCATGGACCTGTGATTGAAGATTCAAATTTACAAGGATTTGCTAATTTATTGAAACAAAATGCTGGAACTCCTAGTCCTACCGGCGGGACTGCTGTATTGAATGGAACACCAGAACCTTTAAGACCGGAAGGTGAAGCCAAACTGTTAAATGCTAGTGTTGGTACGCCTAAAGGATACGCTGATGGTGGTGCAGTCGATGATTCGGACTATAAATCTAAATTACAAGCAGTATTACAAGCAATGGGAATGGGGGCAAAAGCGGCTGTAGCTCCCCTTATGCCTTCTGTAGCGGCTCCTACGACCCCGATTCCGGCTGCTTTAAACCCTGTGGGCGTGTCTGCACCAATTACACCACCTCCGGCTCCTGTTGCGGCTCCTGCACCAGTCCAGAGCGCTCCAGTAGAATTACCAAAGTCTCAAATCCCGGTAAATGCCGGTAAAAATCAACCTGTTTTGAATGAAAAACCTAAAGCATTAGATCTTATGGCCCAATTAACTAATGGGGATAGTGAAAAAATGCAGTCTCTCCTGGCTCATTTAAAAGATGAGGATAAAAGGAATAAATTTGCCCAGGCATTAGGTATCATAGGAGATACCCTAGGGAATATCGGTATGGCAAGAGCCGGCCAACATCCTGAAGGATTCACGACTCCCCAAATGCTGCAAGGTATGCATGAAAAAAGTAAACAAGCTCAAATTGAGAATTTGACGCAATCCCTGGCCGCTGATCCTAAATCCCAAACCTCAAAAATGGCTCAAATGACATTAATGCAGTCTATGGGAATAGGTCCTCAAGATCCTAGAGCTAAACAAATTATGAATATGTCTGCTCAGGATATCACTAAATTAATGCCTCAAATGACTGATGCAGTCAAAAACAATATTGAAAAAGAAAAGAATTTGATTAGTGCTAAACACACAGATCTTGAAGCTCAAAATCAACAATTAACAAGACAACAGCATCAAGAAGAATTAAATAGACAGAATCAGGCAGTAAAAACAACAGCCGCTTCTGATATTTTAAAAGAAACGTCTGCATTACGAGATTTTCTACCTGGTCAGGGTATTCGAGATGTCGCTAGAAAGACCCTAGAACAAAATTTAGGCGGAAAACCAGAATTACGCCCAATAACAGCCACTAATAAAATGGGACATCGTATCCAATCGACCGATGGAGGACGCACATGGCACCCGATTCAGTAAATCTTCCAGAAGGTTATCAATTAGATCAACCAGGGGTACCGGAAGGCTACACCATTGATCCAGAAACTTCTGTTCCTGGGGCTTTTGGACGGGGAGCCTTAAATGCTGTGCCATTTGGTACTAAAGGCGCCGCTGCGGTTGAAGCGGGATTAGGTTCTGGCTCCTATAAAGACTATTTGGATGAATTAGATCGATTTATGAAATCTGATGTAGAACAACATCCCATAGCCCACACTACAGGCGAAATCGCAGGTACTGTGGCCCCCTTCCTTATCCCAGGGGTAGGACAGGCCTTGGGTGCAGAAACATTGGTTGGAAGGGCCGGTATTGGGGCTGGATTAGGGGCTCTGCAAGGAGCTTCTAATACAAGACAAGATTTGACGAGCTCGGAAGGGATGAAGGATATAGCTAAAAGTGCTGGTATGGGTGCAATTCTTAACCCTGCTATCGGGGCTGTTGGTGATGTGGTAGGACTAGCTGGATCTAAGTTGGCTGGATCGGTTATTCCAGAACGTTTAGATGCTGCTGCTTTCGCTAAAGCGAATGGCTTTAATCCACTATCTATGAAGAAATTAGCTCAAATGGAAGGGACAAACCCAGAAGCAGCTTTAAAAGATATCTCTTTTAAACTATCGGAGATTGTTCCCGACAACTACTATGCGCCAACAAGTTCTATTAATCAAAAGTACGCAATGTTGCAAGATCTAAAGAAACAAGCTGGTGAGATTATTGGTGCCTCTCGCCAAGGGGCAACTGAAGCAGAAGGATCGGCTTTGGAAGAAGGACAGAAGGCTATCGATGAATTGGTTCATAAAGCAGAGAACTATCAAGATGTAGCAAACCCAGAAGGGGCCAATACAATAAAACAGGCCGCTGCCATGCTCCAATCTCTAAAAGAAAAAGGACAATTAAACTTTGACACCTTGCAAGCGATCAAAAGTAAAGTAGGGGAGAATTATCAGAATCCTGCCAATGTAAAACCCGGTACAGATGAGATTTATTCAACTTTATCAGAACATTTAGATAAAGCACTGGATCGTTTAGCACCTTCTAATCCAAATATCGATCCCCAGGCCTTCCAAAAAGCAAAAACGACCTATTCCCTAACTAGTAAAGTATTACCATTAATGCTTAGGGGAGCAGGACGAGAGGTGCAATCAGCTATAACACCGATGAAGAGTGCTTTCGGGCTTGGCGCTTTGGCCACCGGTCACCCAATGGGAGCTTTGGCTGCCGCAGGTAAAGCTGCTCAAGAAATCGCTGCTCCTGAACTACCGGCAAATCTATACATGGCTGCCAAAGGCCTTAAAACAGGGATTCCCACTCCATCATCCGCCATGATTACTAGCGGAGCAACAAATGCGATGGCAGAGCCCAAGATTCCCCAACAATATATGCCTGTATTTCAAAAAGCTACGCAGGGTCTACAAGATCAAGCTGAAAGACAGAAACAAATGACAGTAACAGACTTTGTTTTACAGTCTAGAGATCCTAACTATGTCAAGGCAAAGGCGGAAATGCCATGAACCTAAAAGAATTGGAACGCTTGTTATTACAGCACTTACAAGAGTCTGGTGAGATTAGAAGCGATCTTAAATGGTTAAAACGAGCCTTTTGGGTTTTGACAAGTGCGGTAGTAATGTCTGGAGTAGGTAGACTATGGTTCCGGTAAACTTTAATGAACTATTTAGAACCTCGCAAGTGCGATTCTTGCAAAATGACTCGGATTCCCGATTCGGAGATTGTTAAAAAAGCTGGTAAACGCTGGCTTATACTGACTTGTCGTGTTTGTAAATTGAAAGATATAGAACCGGCTCCTAAACCCATTAAAATATTTAAAAATGGAAGTTTTGTAGATGATACTGAATTTGACAAGAACCAAGACGACTAGAGACGCTATTATCGGTTTTTTAACTGTCAATGATGTTTGGGAATGTTATACCTTAGAAAACAGAGATTTAGCCATTCCAGTAGGAACTTATGAGATATCGATGTATCTAAGTCCTAAAAACAAATGTGAGGTATTTTTACTAGACGTGCCTGGTAGAGAATATATAGAAATTCATCCAGCTAACTATGCATATCAATTAGAAGGTTGTATAGCCCCTGGCACTGAAACGGATGGAGAAACAGTCTCTTATTCTAGAAATGCATTTAACAAACTAAAACAACTGGTAAAACTTCCTTGTCAAATAGTCATTTCTTAATTTACTATGGTTTATAAGAAATTACTAACTTTCCTAAACTCTATATAACTGTAAAATCCACGGCATATCTTCCTCAATTTCAACACCTACCCATTTCATCTCATTTCGCCTTGATTTAATTCAGAGAACTCAAATCTTTTTTGGGTTCTCTTTTTTAATGATCGGACATGCTCATTAAGGCGTTTATCATATAGATACTCAGCTATCAGAATGCCTACAATCAGCCATTCTGCAATAAACATACTCCATTCTCTAATTTCCTTCAGCACTGAGTAGTTCACTTAAGCGTATCTCCGCCCATTCTCGGTTGTAGCACCACATATAGACATTCCCATTATTTAAGATCCAAAATCCGCCATGTGGTCCCTCTTTGATCTCAAACACTATTTCGTCCCCTCGTGTATATTAGCATTTCCTAAAATCTGAAGCATGATACCCTGCATTTCAGACTGTGCTTGTCTTGCTTTAAGCATTAGGTTGATTTTCTTGGCCGAAACTCCTCCAGCTAGACCAGGGACATGCTCTCCGGGACCTAACCGCCAATCTGTAATGGCCACAATCTCGCCTTTATCATTAAACCATGGACCCCCACTATTGCCGGGATTCACTAAAGCATCGGTTTCTAAATACCCTTGTTCTTCTCCGCTAATAATACCGTGTGTCACAAACCACTGCATACCACCTAGGGCATTCCCCACGACAGTAATAGGCTCTCCAATAGCATAAGTTTCAGTAAAAACAGGGGTTTCACTTACTGTAACAGCGGTAGACAATGTAAGAATCAAGATATCTTCTGCTTGATTGCCACCTTCGACCTTTGCCTTTACCACCTGACCTAATGGATAAGTAAAGACCATGAAATCATCTTTATACGACCGTTCCATATGAAAACACGTTAATACATGAGTAGCATCTAACAAAACTCCAGTGCCCATACCCATTCCAGTAGTACTATTGTTTGTAATAAGTACAGTCATTGATTGTGCCCGTTCTACAGTACTTTTGACTGGAGTTACTTGAGAATAGACAGCAATACCCGTTAGAAATAAGAGGGCGACGATTAGTTTTTTCAAGTTATTTACTCTCCTTTATTCGATCTCCAACAGTCCATCTACCACAATCTAAACAATGAATCTTTGGGTATTTGCCTTTTTTGCTAGTATCATAACCACGTCGTTCCGTGTGTTTAGATCCACAAACAGAGCATACAGTCGGTTCTAGATAAACTTTAGGGGCATTTTGTGGTGCCCATGCTCTAATACGATTATATAGTTCTTCTGTAGATAACACATCATGGATATTGTATTTTTTCATTTCTTCCCAAGCATCATTATTCCCATTTAGACACTCTGTCCATAAAGCCATACCTGGATATTTGCTATGAGACAACTTCTTATATTTTGTACATAGTTTATCTGTTAAATACTCAAGTTTATTAGATGTAAACTGTGCGGCACGTTTAATAATTTGATAAGTATCCAAATGACGATAGGGTTTCGGTGGTATCATTCCATACTGGATGAACCGGGCATTAAGTTTGGGACTATCGAAATTTTGACCGTTTTGGGTAATGACAATATCGGCGCGATTAAGTAAAACCCACAATGCTCCCAGGATTTCTCTTTCTGACCGTTTTCGTGTATCCATATACATCGTTTTAGACGCCGGTTCGCCTAACCATTTGGCTCCCCAAGCCATAACAGACCAGTCCTTTACAATTTGGTTAAGGCCTATATTCTGATCTTTAAGACCCCAAACATACGCTAAAATAGGACGTGTCTCTATATCATAAACTAAAACGGATTGTTTATTTATCATTTTTCTCCCGTTTAACCTTTCGTCTTACTTTGTTTTCTGCTTGAGTTTTGGTGTAATGGCAGTCCCGACAGATAACTTTGAGAGCCTCTGCTGATACGAACATCCGTATTTTGAGACTATCGTAGCCGACAAATCCCACATTTGGTTCAATGACAGGTTCGATATGATCAACCTGTTTTTGTTTTCGTGGGACAATTTTATGACAGCTTTCACATTCATAGAATTCTATTTTTCCTTTTTTATACTTAAACGCTCTTTTTAACGCCTCTCTACGAGCTGGAGACCAACGAAATGTCCGTCTAAAAGCCGCTAATAGATAACGATCTGGAGACCAAACCTTAGTCTTTTTCATTAAAATCAGAAATTCGCACCATTGTCACTGTATGTAATGGAAACCAATTCTCCCAGATATCTTTAGATCCATCTTCCTGATGTTTAACCATTAAGACCCCATCTTGAACCTTACAATTAATCATAAGGCCCGATACTTCACAGTAATCTTTATCAGATGAGGTAAAAACTTGAATATGTTTTAATTTTGCCATGATTGGCTCTCCTGTATACCTTCGAAGTAATATCCATTATATTGGCAATAGATATCTGTTAGTAATGTTGTTAAACAAAAGAACACAGAAAATATAGCTATAATAACAAGGGAATACCAAAGTTGTTTCATAGATTAAATGCTAATTCCGCGTCGAGTTGTTCATAGATCTCATCCACATGGGGTTTGTCAACACCAGTCACTGTTGTTCCACCTAACCACCAAACCTCTCTGTTCTCGCTACTATCGTCATTAAATTCAAATATAATCATGATTTAGCTTCACTCCAATTAGTCCCAATCCCAGAATCTATGGTAAGGGGTACTTTAAGTATAACACAATTAATCATTTTGTCAATGATTAACATGCGCACTTCTTCAATCATTTTTATAGGGGCTTCAAACAATAACTCATCGTAAACTTGCACCAAAAGACCACATGAGGGATATGCACTTATTATATCGATCATAGCCTTCTTCATGATCTCAGCTGCACTACCTTGGGTAATGTTATTGATTAACTGCCTTTCTGCCGCTTCTCTTTTCCACTTATTACCGTCCGTAAGCCCGTCCACTTTAATTCTACGCCCCATGAGGGTTTCACAATAGCCACTCTTTTTCGAGTTAAAGATAAGCGCATCTTGCCATCTACGAAGAGCCGGAAAGAGATTCCACCACTTATTGATTTCATCTTGAGACTCCTTATCACTGCATTTTAATTGACTTGCTACGCTCTTAAACGTGGCCCTGTATCCCACGGAGAGGTTGAGAATTTTGGCCCGATCCCGGGAAATTCCAAGACGTTCAGCAGTATATGCATGGAAGTCAATCTCGTCATTAAACAACTTGCACAAAGTCGGATCTTCGGAAAGGTGCGCCAGGACACGGGGTTCGATCTGTCCAAAATCGCAATCTCCCATAAGCATTCCCGGTCGGGGGACAAACATCCGTCGCACAAGTTTACCATTTTCGGTCCTTTGAGGTATCTGTAAGAGATTCGGGTTCGAGCACGACGGTCTACCAGTGCGAGTACCGGTCTGACTAAAACGTGGATGAACTACTGTTTGTCCTCTTTCAAGATATGAGATAACGAAAGATGTAAGTAAGGTTTCGATTTCTGAAAATCGCAATAAACTATCGACAATCCTGTTTCCTTTAAATCGTTCCAAAGCCCGTTTATCAGTGCTTGGCTTATTTTTGAGTACCGGATAGATCTCTTTCGCATTTAATGCTCTTAGTAACTGTTTTGGACTATTTAGGTTAATCTCCCCTAGTTCAGCCTTTATTTGGGCCTCTAAGGGGGCTTTTTGTGCTTCTAAGGCCTGTTTAAGGCCCTCGAGATAAGTCAGATCTACCGAGACACCTCTATTTTCCATAGTATTGAAAATAACACTACAGGGTTTCTCTAAATCTTCAAAATAATGAGCATCTGGAACTTGGGCCAGTCCTTGATTTCGTTGTTTATCCCATAGTTTATAAGTAACAAAGCAATCCATTGCATTATACATAGCCACAAGCTCTTGGGGTTGTTTATCAAGAGTAAAGCGTTCTTTGCTTTGCTTTAAAGTCCGTTTACCTACTATATCATCATAACTTGGATACTCAATTCCCAATTCTCGCTTCGCCATATCTTTAAGACCATAGGTTTTCAAAGAACTATCAATAATGTGACCAATCAACATCGTGTCCCAAATTAACTGTTTATCTTTAATGTCTATGCCCCAACTTCTCAAGCATTCGAAATCTGTTATACCGTTATGGGCTATGGCATGAACGGTAGAAAGAGCGCAACACTTAAGAACATTAAGATCGGAAAAATAATAAACCCGACTACTATCAAGAACAAGAATGCCACAACCGACGAATCCGCCGGCCTCATCATGCTCGACATCCAATGCGACAGTTTGACCTTTAAAAGAACCAGAGGGGACATAATTAATGACAACCTCAATTTTGTAAGTTTCTAATAGTGTACGAAAGGTCGCTAAGAGCCCGTCCTGCTTTTCTGACAAAGTAGATGGTTGCACAAGTGGTGTAGATTCCAATATAGACTCCTGCAAACACTAGAATCAGTGCCGTATAAAGAAACACATAGCCAATCAATCTACGCACTTGCATAGCTCGTGTTATGCATCTGGACTATGAACATTTTGCACTTGGCTATTGAATATTTTAACTGCCTCTGCATCACTGACCTTTGTGTAATACCGATCATCAGTTCCTACTCCCCGATATTGCCATTCCATCAACATGAGTGCATTATAGCATAAATGCGCTAAATGCGGACAACCTGATTCAGGATCGCTATCTTCTCCCCGGATAAATGCCGTTAGGTGTCGTACGCATGAACCTAAGGTACGCATAAACGCCATTCCGCTCATATAATTCCATTGTCCATACTTACGTGCTCCAAACTCCCCAACAAGAGCAATTTCGTCAAACCCGTGCATCGCCAAGAGATATTGACTCGTTAACTTTCCTGCATCGAAATGCTTTGCTTCATTTTGCATTGAGATATACCCCACCATTCTCTCGACATTTATAATCTTCATAAGGCGCCGCCACACAACGATATAATTCTAATTGGGCACATTGCATCGCTCCAATCACCTCATTTAAAGTATTATAGGAAAGTCCTTTACGTGTTATGTAGTCATCGACCATCTTGCTGATCATGTAATTCAACTCGCCCGGTGCCATAGGCAGACGGCCATCATCCAAACTCGCTTTAACTCCCGAATTAAGGTAGGGCATTAGATTACTCCTTTTAATTCTAATTCTTCTTTTTTCTTTCGCATGATTTGCGACCATAAAACGCCGATGACAAAATCTTTTACTTTCATATCATATAGTTTGGCGTATTTTCTAATCATCTTATTGTCTTTGCCAGTAAATGTCATTATTCGGCCTTTAACTTTAATCACTTTGTGCACTCCTTCTTTAGCCATCGAAAAGCAGTTTTCATATCTTTGAAGACGGGAAATAATACATTACTAAATCCCATGAGCTGACCTTTATGGCGCGCAGGAGCAACCAAAGCAACAGGTAATCCAATAAACTTAGCGTAGTCCTTTTCGAAGTCGGTACCATCACTAGCCTTATCTCCTGTAAGTTTAATGAGTCCATCAGCTCTCCTAATTAACTTCAAGTCTTTTATAACATACTTTTTCATCTTTGTCAAGGTCATACTATCAGATATTCGATATCCTTTCCAATCCGACAACTCCGTATAACCAGGGTCTAGGGGAGCCATTCCCATCTGACGACATAGTTTAGAGGCCTTCTTACGCTCTGCAATAACCTCTTTGGTTATGCGCCCAGCCATTGAACCGGCAAGATAGATCTTCGGTGGTGTTTTCATAGTTCCCTATACCCTGGATTACCGCGATATTCCTTGTCTGCTTCGTAGCAATGTTTATGACATAATGTTTCGTTATCTGCTCCCGTCGGTTGTCCTAAAGCAAAATGGATTTGAGACTTTAGATCGTGATAGGGACCAAACATATAAAGACCAACTTCTTCTCCATGTAGAATTCGCTCATCGCAAATTTGACAAAAGGCGATCATTAGGCCCATCCCATCATCAATGCCACCAATTGTTCAGTGAGACACCGATCCTGTCCTAATTCATCAAACCAAGAAAGATTCCAACGACCGTTGAAATATGAATAATTAATCATATTCTTAGTCCCCAAAGAATTAATTTCTCAATACACCAATCTATGAATTTAACCATGTAAAGTTTCCGCTAGTATTTTAATTAAAGCCATTTCTAATTGATTTACTGTTAAACCTAGATAATCTGCAATGCGCCGTAAGATCTCTTTACCATCGATAGTTTGCGTCCCACAAGGATCGTAACTCATATTGACCTTATCCCATCATGAACACCATCATTGTATCCGATTCTTTTCCCTTCATTAAATCTCTGATTACCAAAGTCTTCTATTTCCGCTTTGACAGCTCCATAAGTAGACTCTGGAATCTCATTTAGTCTATCGAATTTAGTCGGAAGATTGACAAGTGTCATAATACGTTCCATAACTTTTTGAGCTGATTTCATTTAATTTCCTCAATTCTCCAAGGTTGTTTTCGAAGTATGAAGTTTAACTGTCCTTTCTCTCCCCACCGATTCTTGTCCACGATACCCACAATTTCTGTTCCTTCAAGTATAACACGAGTTTCACTTAAAAGCAAGACCTGTGCAGAAACTTCTTCTATTGTTCCGGCCCCCTTAATCATACTTAACCTTGGGGCGACCCTCTCACCATTTTCGACCCAATCGGCGCTACGATTTAGCTGTGCCGCTATAATACCTGGTATATTGAACTTTCTCGCTAAGAATTTAAGACCCTTCATAAACTCACTTAGTTTCTGCTGTTCATCCCCCACATTATTGATGTGGTCAAAGATGAAGACATCGGGCTGTATAAGTTTTAATGCTTCTTCAATTCTTTCTGTATTTGGCGCAAACTCGTCACATATGTAGAACTGATGTTTTGCAAACGATTCTGGATCATCAAGAGTTGCGCGATACCGTGACCAGATCTGATCGAAAGACATTTCTGTTGAGAAGAGCAACACTTTTTTACCTTGTTCACAGAGTGTTCGAGCTGGGCCAATAAGCCAATTTGTTTTACCAACTCCGGTCCTAGCCGCAACTGTAAGTATCTCCGAACGACGGAGTCCGCCGGTGAGCCGGTCGAATAAACTGTAGCCAGTCGGGAATTCAGCCGTTCTGTTCGTTGATGCCATTGCACTGGTGTACTGCTCGACACTGTCTGGGTTGGTTGGAGAATGGATAGTAAGTGCGGACTGATTGCCGTACAATCCGGGTCCGGTCCGTTGTATTTCAACACCGGAATGCATTGAAACTCTTGGTTCATAACGTGACCAGACGTTTTTGATCTTTTCTTCCAAATGTCCAGAAATAGCTCCAACACGTTCCGCATGGGGTTGGAGGAGGACTTTTGCATCAAGTTCGCTATAACCATCATTGCGAAGCCTAGAACAAATCCGGAAAAGAGTTTCATCAATGTTTCCATCTTTCATTTCCTCCAATGCTTTAGCGATCCAGGATTCCTCTTTAACAACCGAAACTATCGTAGTATCCATCATAGAAACAGAGTCCGCAAATATGTTCATTGGGAACACAGGGAGCTTCGTGACACCAAGCACAGGTGTTAGGAAGCTGTACTTGCTTCCGTTTGGGTGCAGACTTGGGGGTGCCACTACATAACCTCCCTCTCCTCTTATATCCACTCCGGGTATCTTCTTTACACTGTTTCGGCATAGGCCCTCCGGATCACTATAATATAACTGTTTGCCATTACCGGTTCGTACAGTAACCGTCGATACAAGTTTTAGCGATGAGCCAGACTTTATACCTTCTGGACCATCGAGGTCTACAACTGCAATACCCGAAACCTTTCCCGTTACTATCCCGATGTTGGCCATTGGGTAGGACTGCCACCAATTCTTTATTTCTTGTTCGGTGGACTTTTTTGTTTGATATTCGCGCCAAGGAATTAAAGGTTCCTTTGATTTTGGACGCAATGGTATTATACAATAACCTAAGTTTAAATACTTCAAAGCCCAGTTTAGCATTAGATCTCCTCATCAGGCTTTCTCCATGGTCCGGTTTCTCGATCATAATCCAATACTTCCCGACATGCTACAAATGCTTTAAAATAATCTTTAAGACCTTTATAATACGTCACTTTAAGTTTCGGCATTTTCAACTTCTTATCGTAATGAACACATACCGCTTGATCAATGATTTGATCTGGATGTTTTTCATTCCAGGCTTGGGCATAAGCGGCCATCTGAACAGTGTACCAATGGCTATTTGTATTAGACGTCTTCCAATCACCAACCCATAAGCCTGTCTCGCCTTCTATCCGGCATATGAAATCTGCCGTGCCATGATAACGATACTTTTGACTGATGACTTTTTGTTCTTGTTTTACAAATTCGGCTACCTTGGGACAGAACTGGTCGTATATTAACTGTGCAGCTGGATTAGCAAGATCCCATGTTTCTAATGCACTATGAACAGCTGTTCCAAATGCACAGCCATCTTCATAGATCTTTTCGCATTTTTTCCAGCCATCAAGTCCAGCTTTATAAACTTCTCGTTTATACCATTCATGTAGAAATGGTTTAGCAACAATTCCGAGAACCTCTGTGACACTGGGCCACTGTTCGCCATTAACGATGAAGTTTGTATGAGGCATTAGTTATCCTTATGGAAATAAACAATCAGATTAAATCCGACTAAGACTCCATTGATTAGAAATAATGGAGCATTGCCGAATCTATAAGACAGGATCATTACTCCTGTCGATAATCCAGCAGCAAATGCATTAATGAATCGGCCGCCCATGATTACTTATCTCCAAAGACAAAAGCAACACCAGCTTCGACAAGCTTAAAGACATCTTCTTTATTAGATGTATCAGTTGAAGGATTCGACCAAAGAGCTTCAAGTAAGGCACAACGAGTCTTTCCCCGAGCTTCTTTATCGAAATCACGAGGAGCTAATGCAGCAGATACCTTTTGGTATGTCGCTACTCCAGGTTTCTCTTTCATCTCTGTCTTAGGGGGTGCTTTTACTTCGCCAACTTGGGCACCGATACTGTTAGCGTACTTTGAACCTTTATCTGAAATGTACAGTTCAATTTCAAGGCTGGCGCCCGGAACAACCTTAAGTTTATCGGTGTCTTTTAAATTCTTAGACCAATTAACATAAGATCCATCCTCTAATTGAAAACCGTATTTTGTGAGTTGCTTGATTTGAACGACTTCATTAACTGTAGTTGCCATTATAATTCTCCTTATATTTAGAATCTTTGTGTGACAAACAAATTGGGACTGTTGTGATCATCGATCCCTAATGAAATGCGCGTCTCATGCCAAACTGTATAAGACAAACATAAAGATATTCGTGGTTTTTCTAAGTCTTTGGTGAGGTCCGTTGCTGAAACACCCAGATCCAAAAGCTTATAATAAAATACATCAACACCAATGCCAAAACGCAAACCATCATTGCTAAAACCGCCACCAACAAATACTCCATGTTCAAACCCCCATTGCGGACTTGTAACAACCACCGAACCGTCTTTCTTAATCTCTATACTACTCGGACGCATGCCCGGTAAAGTTTCTCTTTTAATACCATCGGCTGTAATGATATCAATCCGGTGATTAGACGGATCAATGATAATCTTTTCTTTGTCATCTTTAGGCAATACGGTTGATAAAATGTTTAAATCTTGTTGACGTTGTTTATGAGTTCTCCACCAATAGAACAAACCGAGACTAAGAACAATTAAAAGCATCAATCCAATGTGTTTTATTTTCATATCTTTGGTTTCCCTTTATTGCTCCATGCAAAACAACCGACAGCCGATCCGTACACCATCGCATCTGAAGATGTTAGACCACCATGCGCCACTTTGTAGATAATGACTAATGTGAATAATAACATTAACACATCGCCATTAACGTCAAGTAGATCTTGGATATATTCCCAATAGGATTTAATTATTTCTTTCATTTATTGTCTCCAAAAAATTTAATCTCTTCATCTAAATTGTATACAATATCATTAACGACTTCTTGTACAATATTCATTATTTTTCTAGTTAATTGTAATTTTAATTCATAAGCTCTCGTATCTCTATTCATTTTTCCCATTCCTCACATAATTGCTTACGAACCGTTTCCCAGATCTGGGAAACACGTCCTTGTGTTAATCCTAACTTGAGTGCCGCATCTTTCTGAGTCATTGGCGGCGCCCCTTGCCATCCTGTGAGTAGATTGAATACTTTCCATTCTTGTTTAGACAATTCTTTTTTGGCTTTTTTACAAAGTTCAATTACTCTATTCTGTAATTCTTTATTTTCTTCAATATAATACGGATTGTCTGATTCACAGACTTCGGGTTCGTATTGATTTTCCAATTCCTGATTAATATAACGCTTCAATATGGGTTTTTTGGGGACTTTTTGCCACACAACTAGATGCTTTCTCATATCAACGTCCTTTAACAAGATCCGCCCGTTTAAGTTTAATAAATTTTAAACGATCTTCATATTCTTTCATTTCTGTTTCAAGTGTAGCAATCTGAAGCATGTGCCGTCCAATCATAACATTTAAATGTTCTGCTTCATAATCTAACTCTGCAATTGCCTCTTTAATTGTCATTGACATATGGACTCCTTATCTGACCAATAGAGAATAAAGTATTTGTCATTTTGTTTAACAACGCGCACACCAGAATAAAAGATAAAAAGACGACCAGCATTTAAACAAGCATCTTTTGCGTCTGTGAATATTCGACTATCTAGTGTCCATTGTTTTATCTTTGGTTCAATAATAGCAATCATATTGATGGGGTATATTGTCGACTGATTATATGGGTCAATCCATCCTGAATACCCAACTTCATCAAATATCTCTCCATCATTATCTTCAAAGATAGGATCGTTCATAATTTATTATATCATCCTTTCTTAGATTTGTCAAGACCTTTCTTATCTGTTGGCACATTTTCAATCCATTTATAGTCTTTATCTGTTCCATCTGTTTCTGTATGGCTGTTATCGTAGATAGCTTGCCGTCCTGCGAGATACGCAGCTTTCTTCTCTGCTCTAAGCCACATGAAAGAGGCTAATGTAAGTTGAATGGTTAACCAGATAATGATTATATTCTCTTTATTCATTTCCCTGCCGCTTTGCGCCAAGATTCCCATGCTTCACAACCAGAACAATCCTCACCATGACAAATGTGATCGGCTTGCGTGCCGATGACTTTCTCTGCCGCTTTAAGACGGGCAACGAGAGCGTGTCCATTGGCTGTACTTAGTGGTACATGCGGACTGTATTGTTTTAGATCTTCTTTCAATCGCTTCAAATCATCGTCAGTGAAGGTCATTTATTTCTCCATTCTCCAAGCTTTATTCTTTTAGCATACAATCTTGTGAATAATTTATGGGCCCAAGAGTAACGTAGTAAGTCTAATAATCCTAGACTTTGCATGATACTTCGATAGAACCGGATCTTAACCACCGTGAACACCGCGTTCGCGCTCCTCATTATGAACTTGATTCAACTCTTCAAGTACAGCTTTGCATTGATCACAGATGGCCCAATCAGTCAGATAGTTATGCCAATCAGCATGGCAATAGTCACAATCACAATCTGCCCCACCTTCACATTCTTCTGGATAGCGCAAGTCATAGTTATGGTCTTCTTCACAACCGCTGTGACAAACGTGTGGAAGTCTCGACATTGGCTTATTCCTGAACCCGCGCTAAACGAGCCTCTAAGGCACTTAGCTTCGCGTTTAAGGCCTCAATACGTCGGTCTTCATAGCTAGACCCTAGTTTAAACACAAACCGCCCACCAATCGTTGAATTGTGCCCATTACCAAATACATCCGATCCAGGTGTTGATCCAAACACATAGACATCGTAAACCTGCACTTCAAAGTACTTAGTATCGACTAGACGCACAGCAACATCAGCAGCAAGATCAGTACCATGGAATGCGGCTGAAGTATCTTTACCATCTTTGCCCGGAGTTCCAGCAACACCATTGGAACCATTTTGACCATTAACCCCGTTCTGCCCATTAGTTCCGTTAGAGCCATTCAATCCTGCTTGTCCCTGAGGACCTTGTGGTCCTGTTGGACCGGGTGTGCCTGAACCAGAACAACCGTTACCATTTCCATTGTCATTACCGCAGTTAGCAAAAGCTGTGCCTGTCAGACTGCCTAAAATCAAAAATGTCAATAATTTAATCTTCATATAATAAATCCTCCAAGTTTAGTTTCAATACGTTTAACGATTGCTTTCTTGATCTCTGGGTCAAGTCTAACATAGATTGGTCTTCCTGTCAAGTCCTTTTGTGGTGTCCATGCTAAAACCTTTGTGGTTATTGACTTTTCAGCCATAATATCTTCAAACTGTTCAGCTAAAGACTCTAACAATAGGTTTCTCATAGATCTCCTTTTATGATTCCGATTTCTATTAGACCTTCTAAACTGAATGTGCTAAACTGCCGATTATACCCATTTTTGTCATAGAATGGTGACAAGATTGTCCACATCCTAATCCAACCGCCTTTGAAATCACTTTGCGGTTTTTCGGACTTTAAACGCGGATATTGGTGCACGGCTTGCCGCCATTCGGCTCGTTCTTCTTCAACTGTCATCCATTCAAACGCGTTACTAAACGGACTATGCATTTCTATATTTTTGAATGTGACTTCTGTAAATCTTACATTGCCGCTGAAGTCTTTTTTGATTAGATTATTTGATTGTTTCATACTCATGTATAACCCCAAAAGTATTAAAAGTCAAGGACTAAACACATAAATAACTAAAATGATTGAGAATCAATGGTTATCATTAAAGATAGTTATTGGAATCAGGCTTGCGCACTAATAAAATAGTTAATATGCTGATATCGTAGTATAAAGGACACACACCTATGAAACGTCTAGTTTCCGCCCTTGACGTGTGGGGTCGGTGGGCCACCTGAAAGAGTGGCCAGACCCCTAGCCAGCTTAAGCTAACACTAACGTAAGTTATATTAACGACGTTGAAGTTAAACCTTATATAGTAACTACATTGGATTATGTTAGATTAATATTTTAGGCTGTTTGCTACTATTGTAGTAGAAGGGGTGTATGTCGTGTTTCACATCCGCGCCAATGGCGCTAACAAATCAGAAACAGTTTACTAACCCTTTTATTTATGATCAATAGATTAATCAAATGGCTACGCCCTGTTAAAGAACAAGCCATGGTCACTGTCGTCCGCAGATACATCACTGCGAACGGATTCATTGGTGAGATATACATCGACGGTAAACAAGTCGGTGTGTCTTGTGATAACCTGACCCAGATTCGCGGGCCATTAGCACACAATTGGCCCTGGCGCTCAGTCGGTAATCCGGAATCATTGTTGAAATACGGTGACTTTAAACTTAAAACCCCATTGGGTCAATGTTATATTGCCGCTATCGACGGATCGGATATAATGGATTTAGTATTACAAACAATTAAGAAGTATGATGCACGGCTATTGGTCTTGGCTAGACTATGGCAGGAATCGCAGTAATGAACAAAGGGAGAAAACATCGTATGGTGGAGAAACAAGCTCAGTTGGATAATATGAAGCGTGAATTAGATGTGATTAACAAGATTTGCTCTGTATTGTCATATGGACAGTTTAGTGGTGCATTAGCACAAGATGTCGCTATTTCGCAAATGTATTTGCAAGGATTGGCAAAGCACATGAAAGGCGAATACGAGAAACTAGAACACTCTATTAAAGCTGTTGAACCTACGAATACAGTTACAGTTGTAGATCAAACTCCTGTTGTTGAAGTAATTAAATAAACGTGAGTAATCCTGAGAATCTAACACCTTTTAAAAAAGGTGACAAAAGAAACACAGGAAGACCGAAAGGTTCTAAAGACGTTAAATGGAAGTCTCTACAGTTTTGGTTTGATCAACTTGAAACTGAATTGAATCGAAAGCTTCATATTCGAGAGTCTGATAAAGCCGGCACACTCATTCGAGAATACGATACGTATGCTGTTGATCCGAATACACGAGCCCGTATATTCTTAGATGCAATGAAGATGTTGGTGTCTAAGATGCAAGAGATACCAAAAGATCCAACAGAATCTAATGCTAATGCTTCTAAACTATTAGCAGAGATAAAGGCTTTGGAAACTCAATTTGACCCTAGCAGAGACCAAAAGAGCGATAAGAACAGCCTGGACAATAGGCCGCCTAAGATATAAGTTAAAGCCTCTTCAGAGAGATATTGCCGATCTTTGGGTAAAGTCCAAGACTCATTCGCATCAGTTCCTTGGACATATTGGCAGACAGACAGGTAAGACATTCTTATGGAATGTTACTGCTTGTGAACTTGCCATCCAGAATCCCAATGCCACCATTGTGGTCATTGCCCCTGTGGAGAAGAAGCTAGCAAGCTTCATAAAGCCGATTCTGGCCACTATTTTACTAGACTGCCCCGATGATCTTAAGCCAACATATTTAGAAGCTAAGAATCAACTAACATTCCCGAACGGGGCGATTGTTCATTACTTCGGTTCTCATAACGATAACTATAATGCCATCCGTGGTCTTGGTTCTGTCCATTTCATATTGATCGATGAAGCTGGTTTCATCAGCCATCTGCAAGAGTTGATAGCAGTCGTGGCACCGATGCTGTTAAGAACTAACGGTTATTTAGTGTTTAGTTCGTCGTCACCGGAAGCCGTAGATCACCCATTTGTAGCCCTAATTGAACAAGCCAAGATGGAAGGTTGGTATGTCCTACATCCGACATGGGATGACAAGACTCTAACTAAAGAAGATCTAGACAATCTGGCTAAGCTGTTAGGTGGTAGAGAGACAACTAGGTGGCGTCGTGAAGTGGGATGCGAGCTGATAGTCGAGAAGACTAAGCAGGTTCTACCTGAATGGGATTCGGTTAAATATGTCAGACACATTGAACGAAGCCCAGTGTTTAAATACTTTCACCATATCGTGGCCTTCGATCCCGGTTTCAAAGATCCTAGTTCTGTCACTTTTGGCACATACTTGTTTGGGTCCGGAACATTCTATATTGAAGATGAGATTGTTATTCCGGGAAGAGATATTACAATTGACAAACTTGCAGCCAAGATACAGGCTAAAGTGCTCGAATTGTGGCCAGGTTCAGATCGAATCTCCTATTGGGCTGACCCCAGTAACCAGACGATCTTAGATGAGTTAGGCAAGAAATACCGACTTTATTTCAATTGGACAGCCAAAGATAAAAAGGAGCAAGCACTTGAATCTCTTAGAGCGTTTATCGGTGAAGGACGACTTATCCTCGATCCTAAATGTGTTATTCACAGAACAATGTTTGAAAACACTATCTGGAAAGATGACCATCATGATTTCGAACGATCTGCATCAGGATTCCATGGTGACTGTGTCGATTCCGCTCTCTACGCTTTTAGAAACCTACGATACGACAATCCTGTCCCGGCGCTAGATGGTATTGATTTAGAGAACCATTTCGTTAAGTCCAAGAGTAAAATGGACGAAACTAAAGCAATTGGTGAATGGATTTCGAACGGTTTAGATGAAGCCCTACTGGAAGACCAGACAGGGAAAGACCAAGGATCTTACGATTAATGTCACAAAAACTGCATTGCAAGAGTTGCAATAAGTACCTAAAAATGGTACCTCTCGCCTATAACGTCTGTGGGCGCTGCGCTGAAAAAGCCAAAAATTTAAGGAAAAAACATGGGTCAACAAGATAAACTTTATACATCTGACGTAGACCAGAATTTTGCCACCTTACCAATCGAAGAACTTCTTCCAGAATGTCAACGTAGAGTTGACGATTATGGGGATTACTGTCTCCGGACCGGTAAACTGACCGTCTGGCGCACCAATTGGGAGATGTACAACCGGTCAGAGATGAAGATCGGTGTGCGATTCGGAGGGGATCGTGGTCAATATAAACTGCTTGAATCGAACATCTATCGTTCAATTCTTACGGGTCTTGTATCTGTTATTTGTAATCAGCGACCCGCTTTCCAGCCTGAAGCTATCAACGATGATCATCGGTCTATGTCTCAAGATATCATCTTCGACTCAGTTGCGAACTACTATCTGAAGGTTAAAAAGCTTGAGGATATGTATAAACAAGGCACAATCGTCGCCTTAAACACTGGCGAGGGTTGGCTTTATGAGCATTGGAATGCGAATATCGGTGAAGTGGTCGAAGTGGTCAACGATCCGACTACCGGCAAACCGAACCCAATTAAAGAGGGCGATGTGCAATTCCACATCCTCGGACCCCAAGATGTTGCTCGTGACTATACCCGAATGGATATGGATAATGATTGGTATATTATTCGGCAGTATTTGAGCAAGTGGGATCTGATTGCCCAACGTCCTGATTTAAAAGACGATATAAAAGGTCTTTCCATTCCATACACTCTACAGCGTTACCGTTTTGGTCATATCGTCGATTCTCAAACTTCCAATGACGATTTGATTCCAGTCTATACGCTTTTGCATCGTAAGTCTGCCTCTTGTCCTCAAGGGCGCCTAGTCCAATATGTAGATGAAACCACTTGGATTACTGATACGGGAATGCCATATGATGAGATACCATTGTATCCAATGTTGCCTGAAAATCAACCATTTAATAACTTTGGCATGACTGTTATGACCAGTCTGGTCAAATTAGGGTATGCCTATGATAAAACTCTATCTATTATACTTACTAATCAGCAAGCTTTTGCTATTCAGAATATTGCAGTTGATGATTCGACCCAAACGAAACCGGAACAAGTTATTGAAGGCCTTAACTTTATTAAGACCAATCTCTCCAAAGGCGTTCCAGTGGCTTTGGAGCTATGTAAAACGCCAGCAGAGATCTTTAACTTCCTGAATCTTTTAGAGGCCCAGATGGAGAAGCTAAGTGGCTTGCCATCGATTCTACGAGGCACACCGCCCTCAGGTGAGATGTCTGGCACTGCAATGGCATTCCTTCAAGCACAAGCCTTGGTCTTTAACTCCCCAATTCAGCAGGCCTATATTAGTTTCTTAGAACGGTCTGCGACAGGTTTATTCAATATCTTGAAATCTTTTGCCAATACAAAACGTATGATTGCCATATCTGGTGCAACAAAACGTCAATACATGGAAGAGTTTTCTGGTAAAGATTTAGAAAACATTACCCGCGTCATTGTTTCCGCTGGTAATCCCGCCAGTTCCACCGAGGCCGGTAAGCTTCAGATGGCGCAGGATTTGATGGCTAAAGGCATGGTTGATCTTAAAGAATACTTCCAAGTCATTGAAACTGGTCAAATTGACCCCATGATTGAAGGACCCGAAGCAGAAAACATGTTTATTGTAGAGGAAAATGAGAATTTAAGGAAGGGTATCCCCTGTGTTGTGAGTCCTACAGACAATCATCCACTCCATATCAAACAGCACAATACGATAATGTTCGACACGGATCTCCGCAAAACCCAGAACAACCCTGTTCTTGCAGCTACCATGCAACATATGTTAGCCCATGGACAAGCCATTATACCGGGACTCCAGAACTTGGCCGATCCCCGCTTTTTGGCGGTTCTTGGTATTCAAGTATCAATGGGCGGCGCTCCAGGTCCTCAACAACCGACCCCACAACCAGTTTCTAACCCCATGCCTGCTGGGCATGGTACAGCTCCGGGTAATCCGGTGCCGGTAAGGCGACCTGTGTTGCCTTCAAACACCCCAGCCCCGACCGCGCAAGCGGCGGGTCACAGCAGTCCCTTGTCAGCACATCTACCCTCAGGAGCTAAATAATGGCTAATATGCAAACAGTCCCTTTTGTTGATACACAAACTATTCGTGCAGCCGCTGCTGGTACGAGCACCTTTACATACAATATGCAAGGGATTGATCGGGCCAGTCTTCAGTTGAATTCGACCTTCTCTATTGGCGGATCTACCGATGTGGTTACTCTAAAAATAAGCAATGATGGAGTGCACTTCGTAGGTTTTAGTACCGCTAAAACGGTTACATTTACTGGTGGTACAACCGATTCCGCTATATTCGAATTGGGTGATATTGATTATGTATGGCTTCAAGTCAGTTCTGCGGCTCCTTCTGCCGGAACAGTGGCTTTGCAAGGCGTGTTGTATGGAACTGGTAATTCTCAAACCTGGTAAGTCTTATGCCGGGATTAGAAGAAGCGGTAATTATCGAAGTCGTTGCAGAAGAATTAAGAAAAGAAGGTGTCGGTCTTATACAATCTGAACGGATTGGGAAAGTGGTAGCGAAGGTACTCTTACAACTAAATGGTAGATACACCACCACAGACAGACACATATAATACAGCTCTTGATATCTTTGACAGAACTCATCCATTACGTGTAGATGCTGATGAGAATCTAAAAGTTACAGGGACATTTGTTGTTACTCCAAGTGGAGTACAAGATGTAAATATCGTTGGGACAACAATAACGGTTCCTGTAAGCGGTCCTCTAACAGATGCTGAATTACGTGCCTCCCCGGTATCTGTAACTTTAACATCTGGATCGATAGAGATTGGCACAGTAGATCAGGGAACAGCAGGAACCGATCCTTGGGTAGTAGATGTTACTAATACTGTCAATACAATAGTAACCAATTTTCCCGCGACGCAAGCAGTTAGCGGAACTGTAACCGCGCTTCAAGGAACATCTCCTTGGGTTATTAGTGGGACAGTGACTGCGACCCCCACAGGGACGCAGGATGTAAACATCATTAGTACCATTCCGGTTCCAGTGACCGATAATGGCGGATCTTTGACAATAGACGGGACGGTTGCGGTATCTAACTTTCCAGCCACCCAACCCGTCAGTGGAACAGTAACAGCGAACCAAGGTACGTCACCTTGGGTAGTGAGTGGTTCTATAACCACTTCGCCAGATGTTAATGTCCATGATGGATCTGGGAATGCTATTACTTCTACTTCTGGTTCATTGAATGTCGATGTCACTAATATAGTGCCAGTATCTCAATCAGGAACATGGAATATTAATAATGTTTCTGGTACGATTTCATTGCCAACTGGAGCGGCCACAGAAGTTACTTTATCTGGTATTAAAACAGATACTGATAAATTTACTTTCGCTGCTACTCGTCTAATTGTTGATGGTAGTCAAGTTACTCAACCAATTAGCGGGACTGTTTCTGTGTCTGGGTCTGTGGCAGTTACGGGTCCTTTAACAGATACACAACTAAGAGCATCGCCTGTTCCTATTTCTGGAACTGTAACGGCGAATCTAGGTACAGTAGATGGTTTGGCCCTAGATGCAACTTTAACAAATAGTTCTCAAAAGACACAAATTGTCCAAGGTGGAAATACTGCAGTTGTTGATGCAACAGGCGATTTGCAAGTAGATGTTAATAATTTTCCGGCCACACAAGCGGTAACACAAAGCACGTCCCCATGGGTTGTGTCAGGAACTGTTACGGCCAATGCCGGTACTGGGAATTTTACAGTTGTTCAACCTACTGGAACGAATCTACATACAGTTTTAGATTCTGGAACATTAACCAGTATAACTAACGCACTCCCGTCTGGATCTAATGTCATTGGACATGTCATTACAGATACCGGTTCTACTACAGCTGTTACTGGAAATGTAACTGTAGTTCAACCAACAGGGACCAATTTACACACTGTTATAGATTCTGGTTCTATTACAGTTAATAACGCCGCCGGCGCTTCTGCTGTAAATATTCAAGATGGTGGAAATAGTATTACAGTAGATGGAACCGTTGCCGCAACTCAATCTGGAACATGGACTGTTCAGCCAGGGAATACACCAAATATTTCCCCTTGGTTAATAGAACCCAGAGCGCCATCAATTCTAA